TAGAAAGACAGATATATAAAGAGGGCACACATATTCCTGATAAGGATAGTGGATATGATCACATGAATGATGCACTTGGTTATTTAGTAGAGTTCAATTTCCCATTACGAAGGAATTTTGTAGCAAGTCCTCCAAAGAGGTGGAGTTAATGAACACGGAACTATTAAAAACTAAACATGATTTATGGCATGCAAATATTTCGAACTGGGAGTTTTATATTCGTAGTTATTTAGGTGGCAACGATTATAAAAATGGATATTACTTACATAGATATATATTAGAAACACCAGAGGAATATGATGCTAGGATAAGGCATACACCAGTCGATAATCATTGTAAAAATGTTGTTCAAATATATACAAGTTTTTTATGGCGAGTACCACCAACTAGAGATTATGGCGATTTAGACGGAGACCCACAATTAGCTTCATTTTTAGTTGATGCTGATTTAGATGGTAGGAACTTCAATACTGTCATGCGAGAAGTACAAATGAATGCCAGTATATATGGAAACTGTTGGGTAATAGTAGACAAGCCACAATCAAATGCTAATACAAGAGCAGAAGAACTTGCGCAAGATATTAGACCTTATGTTTCGATTTATACTCCAGAAAACATTGTTAACTGGAACTACAAAAGATCACCAAGTGGTAGGTTTTATTTGGATATGCTTGTTGTAATTGAGGATATAAACACTGAAAGAGCCATTATTAAGATTTTTACTGAAGAATCTATAATGACTTATGAGTTTGAGGAATATGATAAAGAATATACAGACAATGAACCGAAGCTTATTGATGAAGTTCCTAATCCCATTGGTGTTATTCCTGCAGTAAATGTATATAATTTGAGGGGGGCGAAAAGACCCATAGGCATAAGCGATCTTGCAGACGTGGCATTTTTACAACAATCAATTTATAATGATTATTCAGAAAAAGAGCAGTTAATCAGATTAGCGAACCACCCAAGCTTGGTAAAAACACCAAATGTAGAAGCAAGTGCTGGTGCAGGTGCAATCATAGAGGTTCCAGAGGATTTAGATGCAAGTTTGAAACCTTATATTATTCAACCAAGTGGACAAAACCTTGATGGCATAATGAAATGTATACAAAACAAAGTTGATGCTATTGATAGGATAACTCACATGGGTTCTGTAAGAGCAACTGGTAATCAAATAGCAAGTGGCATAGCATTACAAACTGAGTTTCAATTATTAAATGCAAAATTATCTGAAAAGGCAGATTATTTAGAAAATGCCGAAGAACAAATATGGTCTTTATTTGCTAAATGGCAAGATAAACAATGGACTGGTTCAGTAAATTACCCAGATACTTTTGATATTAGAGATTGGGCGAATGACTTACAATTTTTACAAATGGCAAAAGCAAGTGGTATAAAATCAGAAACATTTAATAAAGAAATCGATAAACAGATAGCCGAAGCAGTAATTGATGATAATGCTACCATGAAAACTATTAATGACGAGATTGATGCGACTAGGACTGTAAGGGGGCAATTTAGAACCACCGAAGTTGAGGGACAAACAGTTGGCGAAGAAGAAAGTTAAAAAGGATAAAAAAACCAAGATACCCAAAAAATATTTAGCTGGGTTAAAAGGTGCTAAAAGAACTAGACGAGCAAAGCTTTTAAAACAAGTTAGTTCTCTATATAAGTCTGGAGCATATATACCTTTATCACTTTTAAAAAGGAGGACAAAGGCATAATGGCTAGTAGATTTAGAAAACCTTTATCAGCTTCAACAGTAGCAACACTAAAAGCGAAAGCAAAAAAATCAAAATTATTTAATTTAACAGATTTAAAAGCTTCATTTAGAAAAGGTCAAGGTGCTTTCCTATCAAGTGGGAGCAGACCTAAAATCCCAATGCAAGCTTGGGCGATGGCAAGAGTTAATAAACTTATCAAACTGGGTCGTTCAGCAACATTTGATAAAGAGATTGTGAAAAGAGCTACAAAGAGAAAAAGAAAAAAGAAATGATTATATGGAAAAAGAAAAAGATAAATTATGTTATAAGTGCAAAGTGGCGCTTAAAAAAACCGAGTTGAAAGATGTTTATAAATGCCCTGCATGTGGTATTATAACGAATGAAAGATTAGATAATAGGTAATTATGGCAGTTTATAGAGGAAGAAAAGTTACATTAAACAAACCTTTTAGGACACCAAGTGAAACTAAAAAATTTGCAGTTTATGTTAGAGATAAAAAAACTGATAATGTAAAAAAAGTCCGATTTGGTGACCCTAATATGCGAATAAAAAAAAGTATTCCTGCAAGGCAAAGATCATTTTTAGCAAGAATGGGTGGTGTTTTAAAACAAGTCAAAGGTCAAAAAACATTGTCTCCAGCTTACTGGTCAATCAGAGCTTGGAAAAAAGACTTTCCATTATAATGTCAAAAATACTTGAAAAATTAGCTGACCAACATGAAGAACGAATGATAAATGTATTATATCGTTTAGAAGATGATGTTATCAAAGAAGTTACAAGAGCAACGAAAGGTCAGCTTGTATCACAAAGATTAGCGATACAGTTACAACCTAAATTAAGGCAAATAATTGAATCAACATATTTGAATGAAGCTGATTTAATTATAAATGAAGAATATAACAAAATCGCTAAAGTTGTATTAGATACATTCGGCGCCATGCCAATACCAAATAAATTTAAAAATTTAACCGAAGTTGATCTCGCTACTATAAATGCCCTTAAAACTCAATCATTTAGTGGCTTTGAGGATATAGCTGAAAGATTTTTAAAAATTATCAATGACGAAGTTTATCAAAGCACGATAGCTGGTAGACCTTTTGATGATATGGTTAAAAATATAAGGCAACATATTAATGGTGTTTACCAAAGATCAAATACTCGTGAGATTAATGAATTAGTTGATTTTATTAACGAGAATAAATTTGATGATAAAAAAAAGGTAGAAGTTGAAGAAGCTATAAGGAAATTACATACTCAATATGCTTCTGATAGGGCAGGAAATAATTTACGAAGATACAGTGGTCAAATAGCACATGACTCAGTAATGCAGTTTCATGGCCAATTTACTGTAGCCAAAGCTAAAGAGTCAGGATTAAATCATTATCGTTATACTGGCACTCTTGTAAGGGATAGTAGACCTTTCTGTGTAAATATGCTAAATAAAGTATTAACCGAGAAAGAGATTCGGGATATTTGGAATAATCAAGGGTGGCAAGGCAAATCAACTGGCGATCCTTTTATAGTCAGAGGTGGTTATAGATGTCGACATACTTGGATTCCAACAGACCCCAAATGGGATATATAGGAGCAAATTATGGAAGAAAATAAAGTTGAACCAACAACTGAAACTCAAGAAGAAGTAAAAGAAAAAGAGCCTAAAGTAACTGAAAAAACTTATAATGTAGATCAAGTACAAGAAATGGTAAAAAGAAGATTGGCTCAAGAGAGAAGCCAAATATATCAAAAATTAGGGGTAGATGATTTAGATATAGCAGTCAATGCGATAAAAGTACAAAAGGAAACTGAAGAAAAACAAAAAATTCAAAAGGGCGAGTTTGAAGAAATATTAAAAAATAAAACTCAAGAATGGAACAAGGAGAAACAAAACCTTGAAAGCCAACTGAAAGATATTAAAATCAACAAATCTTTATTATCATCAGCATCAAAAAATAAAGCTATAAATCCAGACCAAGTTGTATCACTTTTACAAGGTCAAATAAAACTAAATGAAACTGGCAATGTAGAAATACTTGATTCGAAAGGATTACCAAGGTATAATTCAAATGGGGAGCTTTTGACGACTGACGAGTTAGTGCAAGAGTTTTTAACACAGAACCCACACTTTGTTACTGCAACCCCTAGTGGCAGTGGCTCGGTGTCAAATGTGGATAGGCAAGAACTCAATAAGCCTTTCAATTTGAGTGATTTAGACATGAATAATCCAAAAGACCGACAAGTCTATGCGAAGTATAGAAAAGAAAAGATGAATCAACCTTTTGTGATTAATTCTAAATTATAATTTGTTTTGTTTATAGGAGTAAATTAAATGGCGAATGAAACAACCAGTTCAACCATTTCGGAACTATATACCGAGATAGTTGCAGAAGCTATGTTCACAGCTAGTGAGCAATCAATAATGAAAGGTCTTGTTAGAAATTACACAATCGCAGGTGGTGGTAAGTCAGTAGAGGTGCCGATTTATCCGACTGTTTCAGCATCAGCAGTAAGTGAAGCTTCTGACCTTTCAAACACAGCAATCAATCCAAGTTCAGTTACTATAACTGCTTCGGAAGTTGGTATTATGACAACATTGACTGATTTAGCTAGAAATTCAGCATCAAGGAATGTTGCTCAAGATATTGGGCGAGTTTTTGGTGAAGCTATAGCTAGGAAGATTGATACAGACCTAACAGCATTGTTTGATGGGTTCTCAACATCAGTTGGTGGCTCAGACGCAGCACTTTCAGCAGATACAGTTGCCCAAGCCCATGCTAATTTAAGGAATAACTCTGTACCAATGAATGACTTGGCATTAGTTGTTCA